ACAGAAGCAGAAGCATTGGGTCATAAAAACAATTTGGATAGTTTGGAACGCAAGTTAACTGAGAGAGCAGACGAAATTAATCCGTATGCCGAGCAAGTTGACGAACTTAAAAAGACAGCATTGCAATCAATATCGTGGGATATTGTTAATGAACTAACAAAACTCAAAGATCATCAAGAATTCTTGTTAAAACTGTTGACTAACAAAGATAGTTTTATTCGAAAGAAGATTATTGATCAGAACTTGAGTTACTTAAACAAACGATTAGGACATTACATCGACAAACTAGGTTTGCCGCATCGTGTTATTTTCCAAAATGATCTTACCGTTGAGATTACACAGCTAGGACAGGATTTAGATTTTGATAATTTAAGTCGTGGCGAGCGTAATAGATTGATATTGAGTATGAGTTTTGCATTTAGGGATGTCTGGGAAGGACTATATCAGCATTTGAATCTATTGTTCATTGACGAACTTGTGGATGCAGGTATGGATGCCGCAGGTGTCGAAAGTGCATTAGCAGTACTAAAGAAGATGGCACGGGAACGAAATAAAAATATCTATCTAATCTCCCATAAGGATGAGTTGGTAGGTCGAGTAAACAATGTACTCAGGGTAATAAAAGAATCAGGTTTTACAAGCTATTCATCAAACGCTGAGTAAAATATTATGAAGAGATGGCATGGCAACAACTGTAAACACCGAAACTCCACTAGTGAATGAACCGTTGGTAAGATATAAGCAACTTTACTCAGAATATTTAGGTATGGTAGTAGAGTTGCATAATTACCATTATAAGTTCCTTGAATTTAAAAATGTGCAGGCTCGAAATGGTAACAAGATTCGAAATCATCTTCGAAAAATGAAGAGACTTGAATTAACTTTAACCAAAACAAGTAAAGAAGCCGAGCTGATGCATTACAAATTGAATCCTCCTAAAAAGGGACCCAAGCCAAAAGAATAATAAAAATGTGGACATACCAAAACCAAACAGTTGAAGAATTACCAGAAGATTGCGTAGGTTTTGTATATCTCATTACTAATTTAATTACTGGAAGAAAATATGTAGGTAAGAAACTCGCAAAGTTTGCTAAGACTACCTACAAGACTGTAAAATTAAAGAATGGCACAAAGAAAAAGAAGAAGATCAGAAGCAAAATATCAAGTGACTGGCAAACATATTATGGATCAAGCGACGAACTTAGTAAGGATGTTGCGAACTTAGGCACAGAAAATTTCAGCAGAGAGATATTATTTTATTGTAAAAGTAAAAGTGAATGCACCTATATAGAAGCAAGAACCCAGTTTGAAAGAAAAGTGTTAGAATCAGATGATTATTATAACGGACAGATAAGTTGCAGGATACACCAATCACATATAAAAGGCAAGATTTGATAAACATGGCTCCCACATTTTAAAGAAATAATTCAGGATTAGCTCGCACCGGCTCAGCTCGGGTGCCTAGTGACAACCGGATAATAACGGGGACGGAAGTCTTGCCGCTGAAGCAAGCACTCATCTACTATCCTTAACAGGACGAAGATCGTAAAATTGCTTACGGTTTAGATGTTTGAAGATAAAGAATAAGCAAAATGAGGGGATAGTATGCCCCACGCTTGTATATATGTTAGTGTATGTATGCAAGCCGCCGCTGGAATAAAGACTCTGCTCGTGGTACAGGCCAACCGCCACTGTAATGCAGTAACACTAAGTGACATATGTTCGACTCGAATAATGTTTCTTTGCCCGCAAGGGCAAAGTGTGACTGAACGATCTGAATAATATTAATACTGCTTCGCAGTTAAATAATTAAAATTGCTTCAAGCGTTAGCGAAGAAGCAAATGAGCTTTAGCTCATTTCAGTATATAAATAACATATCAGCTTTGGAATTCAAATGAAACTTAACGATCTTCTTGCAGAACAAACTATTAATGAATTACCTGTAGGTATCGGTAGTCAAATTAAAACTGGCTTTAAAGCACTTAACCCATTTAGTGCAAGTGGAAGAGCTCATGCTCAAGGTACTTCGCAAACTGCTAAAGTTGCAAACGATCTATACTCAGAGTATTACATATGGATTGGTCAGAGAGGAATACCTACAACTGCTGATTCATTGGTATCATTCCTAACAAGTAAGAAGTTTGGTGCTGCTGCTATTCAAGCAGCTGAAGCTGAATTAGGCACTATTCCATCTGCACCTAAAGCAACAACTCCTCCAGACCAAGTTGAACCAACTTTATCAGAAGATGGCGATACTGTTTATGATAAAGCTGCTATAGGTAAAGCTATTTTAGCTGCTGTACAAAAGAATTATAAAATAATTGCTCGCCCAGGTGCGGTTAAATCAAAACCTGCTGCACCTGAACCAGTTGCAACACAGCCAGCACCCGTTGCTATGCCTGAACCTGAAGCAAAGCCAGAAATGAGTATTGATTCAGTTGTTCAATTTTATAATTCACTTGATGATAAAGGTAAGGATGAATTGAAAGCAGCACTCGGTGTAGCACCGGCCGCAGCTACACCGTCAACTCCTGAAGAGCCAAAAGCTGAACCAGCAAGTAACTTTGACGATACGAAGTTACAGAAAGCAGTAGCACAACATGCTGGAGATGAACCTTGGTCTGTTGGAAAAACTCCTGCAAAGACACCTAAAAAGAAGAAAACTACTCCTGCGGTATCTGTAAAAACAACTCCAGCACCCGATCAACCAACACCAGCACCTGAGAAAACAGCTAAAGATGATCTTGCAGCAATTGAAAAAGCAAAACAAGATGCAAGAGCTGCTGAAAAGAAACAGAATGATGAAAGACGAGCTGAGTTAGCTGCACAGATGAGTGGTACTAGTCGTCATATAAAAACTCGTGAAAGCGATGTTGGCTTTAGCAAGTTCTTAGGACGCACACTTTAAAAGAACGGCATCCCTGATTCTTTTGTGGTTGCTAAGTTCTGTTCAATAATCTTAGTTACAATAGCACGCTCGTCAGGAGTCATTAGATGACTTTCGTTAAAGCCTACTCCTCCCCTCATATACCAGCAAATTCTTAATAGTTCTTCTTTTAAGGCTTTTGTATTGTTGTCGTATTCGCTAACGACCTTCTCAATACCGGGGTTATCTAAATGCAAAAGCCTCATCCGAAAAAAGTTGATGAGTCGAATACTAATGGAATTTCAACAGTATCGCCTGTAACACCTTGTTCACGCATCTCATCAGTAACTGGCATAACCATAGGCTTAATTGTATTTTGTTCTTTTAATGCATCCAAATGCTTTTGAATCTTATTGAAAACTGATTTATCAACATTGTCAATAAACTCTTTGATATGCTGTGGGTTATCAGTACTACCGTTTATTGTGTCGATACGGTAAACACTAGATGATACAATTCCCACAGTGGAATCAGTTAACTTTTTAAAACTTTCTTTAAAAATCTTTATTTTATCAGTTTCGCTAACACTATCGTTGTTGCTCAATTGAACTATTTTTTGAGTTTCAAATGTCTGTAATGCTGCATCGGTCACTTGTTTATATGTTAACGGCTTAACAAATACTGTCATTTCTTCGTTGATAGGTATTGCACTTTGCCAAGTTACTGTGGCTAACAATTGATCTAACACACCTCTTAAATCAACTTTGTAATCCATTTCTAAGTCATTTGCAAATGTAATTGGGGTAGTCATTGTCTCGCCATATGTAGCAATACGGATAGCAATTAGCATTGCATCCAAATCAATATTTGGTGCTACCCATGCATTTTTAACATGTGGAATACAATTCTGGATTACATCTACAACTGCTTGCCCATTCATTAATGCATCTGGGATGTTTAATAAAATCTCATCTTTAGCAGTCATCGAGTATACAGGATATTCATTTATCTCTGAAACCATTAACGATCCCTTGGGCCAGTACTCACCTTTACTGGGTAACCGCATGAAGATCTTTGGTTGCCTCATGAATTGGGTTAACGGGTTTGATGACATTGGTTGATTTTCCACGAACTTTCTCCGAATAAATAACTTGAAGATAAAAAGAATATCTTTGGTTAATTATTTATCTACCCAGATAATCACTAAAATATAATGGCAGAAGTAACTGGAACACTTGGCAATGAGTCTATAGAACTCAATAATGCAGCAACGGAATCAACCCTACGGGCATTGTTGCAGGCCACATCTGGCTCAGTTGATAAAATGCAAAAAATTGCTGAGATGGCTGCAAAGTCTGGGCTCAGCAGTGCAGACATCGATGCTGCAAACGAGGGAATGAAACAGACTAAGACTGCTAGTATGACAACTAGTGAAAAATTTAAAGTTCTTAGTGATGTAAGTAATAATGTAATTAATTCGTTTAGTGGACTTACTAAGTTAACAGAATCTCTAGCTGCTGGCACAGGAACTGCAAGTTCATTGTTTGGGGCATTAACTAATCTACCTTTAGGATTAGGATTAATTGCAGCAGGGTTTAAGAAAGTTGCAGAGTCTCAAGAAACCAGTTTAGCAGCATATCAAAAGTTAACTTCTGCCGGAATTAACTTTAGTGGTAGCTTAACTGATATGCGATTAGCTGCTAGCCAATCCTACTTAACTTTAGATCAATTTAGTAAATTGATGACTGACAATAGTACCACATTAGCAAAGATGGGCAACACTGTTAATAATGGTGCAAAAGCATTTGCATCAATGAGCAATGGATTAATTAACAGTCAAGTTGGCGACAGACTATTGGCATTAGGATATACAACTGAAGATATTAATAATGGACTGTTGACCTTCATTGGAACTACCGGCAATGCCGCCAATAGTCAGAAAGGAAATTCTGCGCAACTTACGCAAGCTACAGCCGCATATCTTACTGAACTTGATGCAATTGCACAGTTCACTGGTGCAAATCGGAAAAAAATGGAGGAAGATCAGAAGAAAGCCTCAGAACAAGCTGCTTTTCAAAGGAAGCTAGCATCCATGGCACCAGCAGATGCTGCTAAAGTCAAAGCCGCGTATGACGCAGCTAGTGCTAGTGGTATTAAAGGTGCAACTGACTTAGTAATGTCCACAGCATTAGGGTTACCACCAATGACTGAAGCTGCTAGAGTATTATCAGGTGTAATGCCTGATGCAGCCCGCGGTATTGTAAACATGACTAATACTGCTATGGATAATAAGTCGACCATGAATGATGTCAATGATGGTATGACTAATTTTATGCTAGGAGCCAAACGAAACACAGATGCAATGGGATTAACTGCTGATGCTGTAACTATGATGCCTGGCATGATAGGTGAAGTTACTAATAGTGGGTTGGCTGCTGGAAACTTAATGAATGCCAAAGGTATCCAAAGTGCAGAAGACGGTCGAAAAGCATTCAAAGATATTTTTGATAACCAAGCTGGCCGAGAAAAATCACAAGCCCAACTGGCTGCGGATACACAGAAAAAAGTAATGGAGATGGGACAGAAGATATTAGAAATCCTATTGCCATTAGTTGAAAAATTGTCTCCAAAGATTTTAACTTTAGTTGAAGAGGTTAACGGTTTTGTATCGTATTTGGTTGCTCACCAAACACAATTAATGGCATTGGCTGGAGTTGTTGGTAGCTTGACATTGGGATTCATAGCATTAAAATCTGCAATAGAAATTAAAAAACTAGCTAGCGATCTAAGTACAGCTACAGGTGGTAAAGGCATATCTGGATTTGGCACATTAGGTACTAGATCTAACCCTATGTATGCAATCATTGTAGGCGGAGCCGCAGCTAAGGCAGCAGAAGAAGCAGCAGCCGCAGGGGGTGCAGCTGGATCTAAAGGCAAACGAGCCGTTAAACTTGGTTTAGCTGGAGTAGCCTTAGGTGCTGCTGGCTCTGTAGCAGAAGGACTTGGCGCAAATGAACAAGTAAGTGCAGGATTGAATATTTTAGGTGATGCTGCAACTGGTGCATCTATTGGTGAAGCAATTGGCCTGGCACTCGCCCCTGCAACAATGGGGGTAAGTGCGTTAGTTGGTCCAGTACTTGGCGGTGCCGTTGGCGGGATTGTGGGAATGGTTAGCAACTGGGATAAGTTGTTTTCAGATAAAAATAAAGAAAAGGCGGCTGAAAAAGCCAAAGATGATGCTCGAGAAAACGAAAAACTAATAATTATGGAAAAACAGAGAATGGCTGCTGTAGAACAAGCTGAATATCTAAGAGAACAGAATAGGATATTAACAGAAACGCAAGGGCACGCTGCCAATACTGCATCAAGTTTGAAACGGGCCAATCCTAATATTTTACCAAGTGTACGATAAAAGATTCTAACGCACGCCTTACTAGCTAGATAAATAATTCATCATAAAGTCTATCAACATTTAATCATAGGAATACTAAATTGTCTTGGAAAAAATATTTCACCCCAGTTAACTTATCGGGAAATTTAAGTCCTATTAGTGGGTCTATGACATCTGGTGGAAACAATCCAAGTCGTAGTAATTACTCTAGTTATTTGCCTGATGTTTATGCAGGCCACCCTAATCGTTTAGAGCGCTACGGGCAGTATGATACTATGGACAGCGACAGTGAAGTTAACGCTGCTTTAGATATTTTGGCTGAATTCTGTAGCCAACCTAACGAAGAAAACGGTACTCCTTTCCAAATTAAATTCAAAGACCAAGCTACAACTACTGAAATTAAACTTATTAAAAAGTATCTACAACAGTGGTGTAAGCTAAACAAATTCCCTATTCGTATTTTTAAAATAGTTCGCAATGCTATGAAATACGGGGATAGTTTCTTTGTCCGTGACCCTGAAACATTTGCATGGATGTATGTAGATCCAGCAAAAGTAGATAAAATTATTGTTAACGAATCAGAAGGAAAAACTCCTGAGCAATATATGATTCGTGACTTCAATCCAAACTTTGAAGCATTATCAACTACTGCTATTCAACCTAGCAACCAAAACGGGGGCGGGAACCAATTTGGTGGCGGATATGGATCTGGCGCAGGCGGAACCGGCGGTGCTAGAGGTATGGTGGGATCGTTCCCATCAAATACAAGTGGCAGCAGATTTACACAAAATCAAAATCAATATGCAATTGATGCTCGCCATGTAATTCATATCTCAATGAGTGAAGGTTTAGATAATAACTTCCCATTTGGCAATAGTTTAATGGAAAGTATCTTTAAAGTATTCAAACAAAAAGAATTATTAGAAGATTCTATTCTAATCTATCGTATACAAAGAGCTCCAGAGCGCCGTGTATTTTATATTGATGTAGGTAACATGCCTAGTCATTTGGCCATGAGTTTTGTGGAACGAGTTAAAAACGAAATCAATCAACGACGCATCCCTAGTGCAGGCGGTGGCGGACAAAGTATGGTTGATGCTAGCTATAATCCATTATCAGTGAATGAAGATTATTTCTTCCCAACAACTGCGGAAGGTCGCGGAAGTAAAGTTGAAATCTTACAAGGTGGGCAAAACTTAGGAGAGATTGATGACTTACGATACTTTACTAATAAGTTGTTCCGTGCTTTGCGTATCCCTAGTAGTTATTTGCCTACTGGTAGTGATGACGGCGGCAGCAATTTCAACGATGGAAGAGTTGGCACAGCATACATCCAAGAATTGAGATTCAACAAGTACTGCGAGCGTTTACAATCCTTGATGAATGTACCGTTTGATACTGAATTCAAACTATACTTGCATACACAAGGTATCAATATTGATAGCAATATATTTGATATTAAGTTCAATCCACCGCAAAACTTTGCATCTTATCGTCAAGCTGAGATGGATACTGCCCGTGTTAATACATTTAATACTATGGTTGCAGTACCGTTTGTTAGCAAGCGATTTGCAATGGAACGATTCTTAGGATTGTCTAAAGAAGAAATTGCACAAAATGCTGTACAATGGAAAGAAGAAAATCTTGATGATAATCAAGCATTAAGTGCCAGCAGTGAATTGCGAAGTGCGGGTATCACAGCAAACGGTATATCATCAGATGTAGGTGGATTAACTAATCCAGAACCAGCACCCGATTTAGATACCGAAGGTGGTGACTCGGCTCCTGCCCCAGGCGGAGAGCCAGCTGCTTCGCCAGCTCCTACTGCATAAATACTTCTATGATACTGAGAGAATTTATTTCATTTGATAGAGATCGTACTGATATTCAGAACAATCCTTTAGGGGATAGTTATGATGATGACCGTTATTCAACCCAAAACGATCAGTCAGTTCTAAAGCAAAAAGAGTTACGAAAGACTCGTTTAACTTTAAGAATGATCAATGATATAAGAAAAGCCAGTGACGCTCATTATAAAGAATATGAGAAAGAGTTAGTGTTAGTTCGTACAATGTATGCACCTCCTCCCGAGTCTGCAGAAGTATAAGTTAACTAGCAGTTTAATTGATAGCCTACAAAACTAAATATTTTAGACAGAAACTAAATTATTAGTCGGGTTTTCAACAACATCTTAGTCAAAATCGCTCGTTTTGACCCTATTTCACGCATCTATTATTGCGGCTATGTAAATATAATACACAGCCTTGCCGCAACCAAACATAGGAGAACCCGCAATGTCTACAAAATTTGAACAATTGTTGGATTTGTTGATCAATGAAGATCAAGCAAAAGCCAATGAACTATTCCACGAAATCGTGGTTGAAAAATCTCGTGAAATTTATGAAAACCTAATCGCCGAAGAAGAAGACGATGAGGAAATGGATGAGTCCATGGAAGATGATGAAGAAGAAATGGATGAGTCTGCTGAGTCCGATGACGAAGAAATGGACGAAGGTAAAGATGAAGAAGCTGACGAATCTATGGATTTGGAAGACAGCTACAGCATGGAAGCCGGTGATGACACTGGCGATGCTACTGATGACTTTGGTGGTGAAGTTTCCGCTGATGGCGACAATTTTGACGCTCCAGCTGATGACGAACATGGCCATGAAGGTCAAGAAGATTCCGCAATTTTTGATATCAAGAACGCTATCGCTGAACTAGAAGCTGCATTTGCAGAACTAGAAAAAGCTCAAGGCGGCGAAGAAGCCGAAATGGGCATGGACGGTGATGACGAAATGGATATGGATGACGAAGAAGGTGACGAAGATGAGTCCATGGGTTTCATGGAAGGTCGTCGTATGACTCGTGAGTATGTTGAGAAAGTTGGACACGATTGGGATAAGAACGCACAAAAAGGTGAGCAGCACAAGATGGCTGGCGCCGGCAGTGGCGATAACGAAGACCAGGGTGGCCGCAATACTAAGAGCCCAGTAAGCTCTGGCAAAGGTAAGCCAACAACAGGCGCAACTGCTGCTAACATTCTTGGCAATTCTGGTCCAACAGCTGATGAAGACGGTACAACTCCAAAAGGAAAAGTAGGCGGTCTAGTTAAAGCTGGTGGTGAGTTTTCTGGAAGCGATTGGAAGACTAACAGTGCCCCAGGCGGAAAAGCTGGTGTTAAGAACTTGAAGAAGCAAGGCGCTGGATATCCAGGTAACAACAAGACTCCAGGGCCAGTTGGTTCTGGTACAGGCGATAAAGCTGGTCAAACTAGCGTATCCTCTGACAAGCCTTTCTTGAAGAAAATCTAATTAGAGAACTAGGATGAGGAAAATAGCTTACTTACGCGAACATCTTAGTTTTGATCAATCCGGCATCGTAATGGAGTCGGATGACAAAGATGGCAAAAGTCTTTATCTAAAAGGTATTGCCATTCAAGGTGGTATCCGTAATGCTAATCAAAGAGTTTACCCAGTAGATGAAATTGAAAGAGCAGTAAAATCACTTAATGACCAGATTCAAAATGGTTATAGTGTATTAGGTGAAGTTGATCATCCTGATGATTTAAAAGTAAATTTAGACCGTGTATCCCATATGATTACTCAAATGTGGATGGAGGGTCCTAATGGCTATGGTAAAATGAAAATTTTACCTACGCCGATGGGTAACTTAGTGCGTACTATGCTTGAAAGCGGAGTAAAACTTGGTGTTAGTTCTCGTGGTAGCGGCAATGTTAACGACATGAACGGCCATGTATCTGATTTCGAGATTATCACAGTAGACGTAGTTGCTCAACCCAGTGCTCCTGGTGCATATCCCACTCCTGTATACGAACATTTAATGAATGCTCGTGGCGGAATGAGGGCATTCACAGTAGCACAAGAAGTAAAAGAAGATCCAAAGGCCCAGAAATATTTGCAAGAGTCACTCAAGCAAATTATTAAAGGTCTAAAATAAGCCCGAGGAGAAATAAATGTTGGACGCATTCAAACAATTAGTTGAGTCAGGTGTAATGACAGAAGAGACAACGCAAGTTGTTGAAGCTGCTTTGAACGCCAAGATTCAAGAGACACGCGACCAAGTAACAGCTGAACTTCGTGAAGAGTTTGCACAAAAATACACTCATGATAAAAGCATGATGGTAGAAGCAATCGACAAAATGTTGGACAGTCGCTTGACCGTTGAGATGGCAGAATTGCATGAAGACAAAAAAGCTCTAGCTGAAGCAAAAGCACAATACCAAAAGCGTATTGCTGAAGATGCTACTAAACTAGAAGGCTTTGTAATCAAGCAATTAGGAAAAGAATTGGTTGAGTTCCAAGGAGACCGTAAAAAAGTCGCTGAGAATTTCGCCAAGCTAGAGAATTTTGTAGTACATGCTCTAGCAAAAGAAATCAGTGAATTTGCAAATGACAAGAAGGATCTAGCTGAAACGAAAGTTAAGTTAGTTCGTGAAGCCAAGAGCAAGTTTGCCGAAATCAAGCAAAGCTTCATTAGCCGTAGTGCTAAAGTCGTTGAACACGCAGTAACAAACAAGTTAACAACTGAAATCAAGCAATTGAAAGAAGATATTGACAGTGCTCGTAACAATGATTTTGGTCGTCGTATCTATGAATCATTTGCACAAGAGTTTGCTAGTTCTTATCTAAATGAGAAGTCTGAGACAAGTAAATTGTTAAAGATTATTCAAAAGAAAGAACAAGAATTAGCAGAAGCAAAACAAACCGTAGCAGAAAAAACAACTATCGTTGAATCTAAGGACCGCGAAATTCGCATTACAAAAGATTTGATGGAGCGTAAAAATGTTATGGGTGAGTTGCTAGCCCCGTTGGACGCTAGTAAGAGAGATATCATGAAAGAATTGTTGGAATCCGTTCCAACACAAAAACTAAATGAATCTTTTGACAAATACCTACCAGCAGTAATGGAAGGACAACGCAAGACTCCTGCCCCTAAAAAGGCAATGTTAAGTGAAGGTACTGAAGTAACTGGGAATCGTGAAAGCAAGCCAGAGGTAGGCTTAGATAACATCTTAGATATCCGCAAGTTAGCGGGTCTAAAATAATTATATTCAAGGAGACAATTAAAATGTCACAATTATTAAATGAAAGATGGTCAGAGACCAAAGAAGCTCTGCTTGAAGGCCTACAAGGTAATCGTCGTGCATCTATGAGCGTATGCTTAGAGAACACACGTCGTAGCTTGTCTGAAAGCGCAACTGCTGGTGCTACAAGTTCTGGTAATATCGCAACTTTAAATCGCGTTATTCTTCCAGTAATTCGTCGCGTTATGCCGACAGTTATTGCCAACGAAATCATCGGCGTTCAGCCAATGACAGGCCCGGTTGGCCAAATCCACACATTGCGTGTTCGCTATGCTGACTCTTCTACTGAAGTTGTAGCTGGTGAAGAAGCATTGAGCCCATTCAAGATTGCGCAAGCATATTCTGGTAACAATGACAACACTACTCCAAAGGGTGCTGCTACTTCTACTCTAGAAGGTCAACCAGGTAAGCGTATGAGCATTCAAATCTTGAAGAGCCCAGTTGAAGCTAAGTCTCGTAAACTAAGCGCTCGCTGGACTTTTGAAGCTGCTCAAGATGCACA